GGTCTAGGTTGCGGTTCCTCTATTAAGGGAATACCAACATAAACGTCTAAGGTCTCTTTTCTATCCGGACGCGCATCTTTTAGGGACTCGGGATCCGACACTTTACGAAACGGACCTAGTTGAGGCTGTTTAGACTCAAACTCATCCCGACCAACAAGCAGACCATTCCACTCTTTGCGCATGTCTCTATACCGATACCGGAACCCGGATCGATCAGAGATTGCGTAAGAGTTTCTACCTGTTGCAAATTTGCTCATCAACCCACCCTGTAATAATCGTATTTTGGAACAACGTTAAACGATGCCCGGTCACGATCTTCAGTCATAGCGCGTTCAAACTCTTCTTCATACATAGCTTTTAACATCTGAACACGATTAGGAGCCCGCTTTACCGAAATATAATAAGCCAACCCTGCGGCCAAACATGGATAAAACCTAAACGGCATGTCCATATTGTTTATAAAGGTATCAGCATCGTCCATGCGTGTAAGAGCATTGTAAAAAATAACATCAGTGTCGTTTTCTGGAGTAGGCCAAATCCTTAAAATCGGCGTAACCTGACGATCTAAAAAGAATTGGTTAGGCCGAGACTGAGTGGTCTTGTTAGGAATATTAATATAGTCATCTCTACTTAACCTAGACAAAGCAAAGTCTGTCCCGTCCCGCCGAACTACCACAGACAAAATATCTATATTGCTTCTTACGTTAAAAAAATCTACCGCAGAAGTTACAGTTGTACTAGCACCACTTGTTTCACCTACAATAGTTTCACCCGCAACAAATGTCCCTGAAGGTATAGTTATAGCAAAAACAGTAGCAGAAGTAGCACTTGTTAGTGAAGCAGTAGCACCACTTGTTACACCTGTAATATTTTCACCCAATCTAAAAGCGTTAACAGTCCCTACTGTCATATTTAATATTCCGGCAGGATAATCAGCAATACCTGTAACTAACGGCAAAGATACCTGCTTAATAGTCCACTGATTTAAACCCCGGTTAGCCCATTCGGCAAGCATCAGGTTTAAAGATCGTTTGGCGGATTTAAGGTCGTAACCCGTTCTAACCTCTAAGCCACACCGCTCAAAAGCTTCTTCAATATAATCAGCTACATCAAGATCAAAATCTACGCTATTAGAAACCGCCATCTCATTCCTCGCTGTAAATATTGTCAAATATTTGGGTTACATCTAATGTATAGTCTAAATCAGATTTAGAATAATGTACATGCTGCGAAGGTTTGAAGTCTGGAGCGCCTTCTCCGGTTTCAAACCACGCAGGGTGAGTTACCCGCACACGATTGTTAGGTAACGCTACAATGTTTCCGGTCCACTCATCAGCATCTAATAGCTGCATAACATGAGCTTGTTTGTGTTGAGCCGGATCATCTGCAACGTCGGTATCTGTGTAATCAACGGTAAACATATATTTAGCAGGGAAAAACCTGCCATCTATCTTCGCCATCCAAGGACAAGGAGTAGCCCTGTCTAAGGTATATACAGCGTGTGTATGTGAAGGGCAGTCCCAAGGTTGTGCCTCGTGTACAGCCATAGGCTTGGGCCAATCTTCTAAAGGCTCATCTGCAACCAAGGCAGTTATAGGCATACGAGCCCACATTGCACCGCCATGAACATTAGCATCGCCGTCCTCATCAGCTTCGCAACCCGTAAAGATTACTTGAAAGCTTAAACAACGGTTGGGCATTGTTGTTACGGCAATGACCATAGCGTGAAGGAACTCGCCGTGATAACGCTCATGATTGACCGTATACTCACGACGAACCCAACACTTAAAGTGAGGTATGTTACTTTGCAAAAAAGGCATTTATTTATTTTTTCTTAGCCGCGCCGCCGCGCTTCATTTTAGCCGCGCCGCCTTTAGCAAAGCCTTTTTTCTTCATCATAGCGCCGCCTTTAGCGTAACCTTTTTTCTTCATCATAGCGCCGCCTTTAGCGTAACCTTTTTTCTTCATCATAGCGCCGCCAGCGCGTTTCTTCATAACACCACCCGCGGCTTTCTTTGCAACAACTGGTTTTTTCTTTGTGGCTCCACCTTTAGCGTAACCTTTTTTCATCATTTTCTTCATGATACAGATCCTTTTGTTTTTTTACGTTTACGTCCTAATACTATTCCACAACCCCTAGCCACCACTGTTCCGGAAGGAGTCTTGCCCCGAAAAGGTCTTTTTGCTTGTGTCGCAGAAGGATCTCCACCTCTGGACATGTTTTTAACAGTAGCAGCTTTTGTGTTTTTTACAACTTGTTGTCCTTTAGAGCCTGCTCGCTTCTTTTTTGTAGCCGTAGCTTTGCGCTGGGCTTTAGTAAGAGACCGAGCTTTACTCTCAGGTAAGCATCGGTCTGGGTTTTTCTTGTCTTTAGAAGTGCCGCAAGGTCCCTTAATAGACCCGTCAGAGCCTATTCTGACCCAGTTTTGGTCGCGCCATTTCTTTAGCTCGCCCATTTAACTTTTCTTTCTAGGGGAACGCAGCATTGTTTTTAGAGTTTTTGCTTGCCCAGCATGAAGCTTTGAAGCTTTTTTCAAACCCGTTACAACCTTCTTAACTTTTCGTTTGTTACCTTTACTTAGCATTATCCCTTTTTCCTTTTACTTTTCTTAGCGTAGTTTGGGTCTTTACAATACTTGGACGCGGCCATGTTTGCATACGCCGAAGGATATGTATCAAATGTTCTCTTTGCCCAAGCTTTTCCAGAAGGACAGATTTTACTGCCCTTAGACTTTTTTGAAGACTCTCCGCCGTTTTTAAAATAACTCAAGCCTCTAGGCATAGCGACTTTTTTGCGAGGAGAAGTAGTGATTTGTTTGTTCATTTGACCACGGCTTATTGTCATACTAACACTTCCATCTTTTACGAGCTTGGCGCAAACGACTGTTCGGATCTTTTGCAGCCTTTGGAAACTTTTTCATCTGGCCCAAAGAACGGGCGCAATAAGACTTGCGTCGCTTGGCATCTTTACTTCCGGCCTTAACCTTACCCGTAACAGCGGTCTTTAACTTTGATCCGGGGTTCTTTTTTCGGTGCGCCTCCACACCTTTCTTAGTCATTCCCGCCCCAGATTTAGTGGGACGGTAATTAGTCTTGTTGCGCTTGATTGGTTTATCGCCCACAGGCAACTCCTACGCGAAGAAGAAGTTCATCATGTCTACCGTTCCAATGGTAAACGTTACATAGAAACCATCTTTAAATAGAACGCCTTCGTCAGGAATATGATAATGCTGTGTTGTATTGTCTGTTCCAAGAGTACGCGCTTTAAAAAACGAAGTTCCAGATACACCGCTGTTAAGAAAATCTAACTCTCCAGCCGTGCCGCCAGAAACAATTGAATAACCCTTAAAACGAGTTCGACCCGCAAAGACAACATCAGCAGCGTTTCCGTTAATACCCGCAGTTACATTTCCGGCAGGATCACCAACGGCGGTTATGCTTATAATAGTTTTAAAAAAACCAGCGCTAGTTGCGGTTCCATCGTCGGCCCCTGTAAGGCTTTCAGTAAGAGAAGCGCCGTTTACATCAGTCCCTACTATGGTAAACGAAATACCGTCATCGTCGCCTGCGGACAAGATTGTTACCTGTCTGCCTGAAGCGTTTGTAACGCTACCGCCAGAAGCCAATGCCCCGTTAATTGTTAATGCGGCGTTGTTACCAACGGCGGCTATCGTTGAAACACCGTTTGGGTCTGCCGCCACCTCATCGCTGATGATGACTGGGGTTACGTCTGATCCTGCCATATTAATCTCCTATAATAAAAGGTGGGGCGTTAACCCCACCAAATTAATAATCACGCAATCTGAACGTACTCAATGATAAATGTGAACGATCCTGCTGTTGTCGCATTAACTGTATTAGTGATGTTGCAGAAGATAGTTCTTTCGGCGTCTGTATACTGAACAGAGGCTGGCGCTGTCGTGCCATCTTGCGTCTGAAGAACTAATGCAGTCACCGTTACGTTGTGTACAACAACGGTTGTACCAGCATCCAAGATTTCGTCTGCCTGAGTCGCAACAATTTGTGAGCCAGAAGACGATGTACCAACTTCGTAACCAATATCACCTTCCCCAATAACTGGAGCAACGTCACAAAAAATCTTAATGTTAGTGATGATTGTATCGGCTGGTTGTGTAAACTCACCAATCGTGGGGCTGTCGCCTGCGGTTGTGTTTACTGTAACTCCAGATGCAAAGCCAACGTGCTTTACGAATTTGTTTGTTACAATGCCTGTTGAAGCCGTGTTCGCTACAGTTGTAAAAGCACCAGTTGTTTCATTTTTAGAAACAACCTGAAAGCCGCCTTCTGAACGCACTGGTCCGCTAAACGTAGAATTACCCATGAGAATCTCCTGTCAGGGTTAAGTCAGTCGCCCAATGCAACTGTCAGGGATGAGATAACAATACAACAGGAGCAATAAAAAAGAAAGGGGCAACCGAAGCTGCCCCTTAATTTGTCAAGATGACCTGATTTACGCTGCGCCGGGAGTACCAAACACAGAACGCCAATCACTTACGCCAAAGGAATAACGCTCACGGGCCTTGAACCGCATGTTACCTGTATCAAAATCGCCTTCCATGGCGGTCTTAATTGGTGAACGGTTAAAGAACTTGAAGCCGTTTGGTGCGTCAGTCTTTATGAAGAAGGCGTCTGTGTCAGTCAGGAAGTGGTTAACCACTGCACCGTCTGGCAACATGCCCATGTTCTTCATTGCGTTGTTGTCGTTATCAGCAGTTCCGCTACGCAGATTTGAGTTAAGAACTCGCTCTGCAATAAACTGAAGCTCTTTTGGAATGATAAGTTTCGTTCCACGAACTGCAATTTTAAGACCACGTTCATCGGTGAATCCTGCAACATCAATCAACATCTGCTCCAAAGAGGTTTCGTTGAGATCTGCCGCAGTCGTCAGAAGGTTGGTCTGGTTGCCGGACAAAGACGGATGTGAAGCTGAACAAAGTGCTGCGCCGTCACCAAGAGCGTTACCGCCCGTAGCAGAGAACGCATTGTTCAGAATTGCAGCCGCTTTGATCTGCTTAGTTTGAGCCATCGAACGAGCCAGTGCTTTCGTATAGCGAGAAGCAAGACGATCATAAAGATTGTCCTCAATAGCTTCTTCAGTAATTGAAAACGCAAGTGCGATAGTTTCATGAGTGTAACGAGCAGTGTATGTTTCACGAGCATCATCAAACGAGATGGCAGTGCCTTCTCCTTTAAGTGGTGCTGCCGCGAAACCACCGAGCATAACTTCTTCCTCAAAAGCTCGGTCGGAGCTTTCTTCGTCAAAAATTTCGCCATGCTCGTTTTCGTAACGATCATACTCAAGCCCAAACAAAGCATTTAGGCCGGGTTCTAGCTCTGCCGCTAGTTGTGCGCGAGAAATAGCCATATTCTATAACCCCCTTATATGCCAGTTGTTGCGTAAGTGCCAACAGCGATAGTATTACCGTTGTTGAAGTGACCGTTTAGGCGAACAATATATTGATGCCCAAGCGCAGCGTAATCTTCGTTTGAAGGGTCTTGGTATAGACCTACAATCCGAACATCCAACGTGTTAGTTGTTGCTGCCGTACTAATGTCCAGCATGTCAGAAGACATTCCAGTACTAGTGCTGCCACCGCCTACCGCTGCCATGTTACAGTTAATGAACACATCAAGCTGGGCTGTCGCTCTGCTTGTGTTTGTTCCGTCTGCTGCAACCACAAATAATTGAAACGGATCGTCATATATAGACGCCAGTATCGGGAAATTTGTGTCAACGCTTACGTTGTTTGAACCGGGCCAGTAGTTTAGAAAGGTTCGCTTCTTAGTAGTAGAGTCTACATATTCGACTCCAGCCATTACACCAAGCGGAGCAACCGCTTGATCGGTCAATATTATTGTTCCAGTGTTTACCGGAATAACAATACCGCCGTTAAAAATGGCAGTTGAGTAGTCACTTTTAATCTCATACTGGGTAATACCAGTTGAGTTAACGTTTCCACCAACTTTACTAATAGGACGAAGACCATAGCCACCTGTTAGTGTATTAGCCATATCTTAGCTCCATATGTAAAAAGACGGCCTATTTTCCAGAGCCGCCAAAGGTTACGCGAGATTGACGGTCAGGATTACTGATCGTCATAGTTGAGTGTGCGTTCTCCCGCATCATGTCAGAATCCACCGCTTCCATCTGGTCTGTATTGCGCTTGGCAAAATAGGCCGTCCGTTCAGCGATTGTTTCAACAGGGATACGAGCAAGCATTAAACCGCCAACTCCAAAGACACCTTCATATTTACCTGTTTCGACTACCGGGGATTCAAAGTCGGGGTATTCATCCTGACGGACAAGTTCCCAACCTTCGCGCATTTTAGCGCTGATGTTTTTCCGATCATCAAACCCACGCGTTTCGGCGCGAATCCAACGATGTTTATAACCATCCGGTGCAGGCGGTGCATCTAGCATAGACGGGGGAGCCCACGGCTTACGCGCAGCCGTCTTCTCCCTAGTTTTGTTTGCGTGAGGCGTTCGATCAATTTTGTTCTCTGACATAGTTCTAATCCTTCACGTATTTTGCGTATTCAGTTAGCGGCACACCCAATTTTTTCGCGATAGCGACTTGGCTCGGAGTGAGTCGAACCTTTTTCCCACTGCTGCGCCCAGATGTTTGTCTTGAAACCCCAGCAACCGTCTGGACGGCACGTCTGCTAGTGTTGTTTGAGGTCGTATTAAACTTACTGCTAATGCGACTGTCTAGTTCATTATAGTAGTCATCGCTCTTCGGGTCAAACCCTTCTTCCTCTACAAGGGTTTTATGGATGCCAAACGCGGCGTAGGTCATAGCATCGTCTTGACCAAACCATTCGTTTTTCTCTGCCCAAGACTCGGCTTTACGATCTGGACGGCGAATTTCCTGCTGTTGTGGCTGTTGCGGCTGCTGCTGTTGTTGTGGCTGCTGCTGCGCACGTTGAGCGTTTGCACGTTCTTGTTGCATCTTTGCCTGAGAAGCACGGTCATTTTCAATCGAAAGAGACGTTAGCTTACGGTTTGCCTCAACGGCTGCTTGGCTGTCACCCATCTCCATAGCACGAGCATACTCTTGCTCCGCTTGGGTTAATTGAGTGTTAACTCGGTTTGTATACTCGTTAACGTAACTCGTATCCAAGTTAGCCATGCGGCTTTTAAGTTGTTGAGATTCACCTTGAACCTGCTTTGCAAAGTTTAAAGCCTCGCTTTCACGGCGCTCTGCCTCACGCATCTTTTTAGTAAGTCGGTCAATGCGCTTCTGTGTTGCATTTTCGGCACGATCAAAAGAGTCATCTTCTGAAACAGGGGCCTCAGTTAAAACTTCAACATCAACAGGTCCGGTATCTTCGGCATCTAAATCAAGTTCTATTTGGTTTACTTCAGTCATTTTTTACTCCTAGAAATGTAAAACATCTTCGGGACTTTGGATCGTTGCCAAAATCTCGTCGTCGTTAAGAATACGAACCTCTCCACCGTCAATCCGGAAACGAGAGCCAGCGTACCGGGCAAACATTACCCAATCACCTTTCGCGCACCACGGTCCATGCGGAAACTTATCCGTGTCCTGATACGCTAATTCACCGACCTTTAGGACGTATCCTACTTGGGTGGAGACCGCATTTTCCTCAACAACTTGGTTGGGAAGATATATGCCGCCTTCTGTCTGACCCTTACCGCGGTACGGAAGAATCAACAGTCGCCAACCAGTTGGGCCGGGCATTCTTTCTAAGAGACTTTCCCCGATTTTTTCGGGATCCAGCACTTTTTCTTTTCCGAGACCTGCAACGGCCTCTTTTGCTGCTTTCAAGTTTACTGTTTGCGCTTTAGTCATTACTACGCTCCTGTTTATCTAGCAGGCCCTTGAGTTCCTGTTCCACATGATTTAGGGAGTCTAAATTCCCCATAAGCTCACGATATTGCTCCTGCGACTTCACATTGCCGTATTGCATTTGGTCAACAATGTTCTGTCGTCTTTCTCGTACCATACGGAAAACTGCTTCCGCAATAAATATCTCATCCATTCTTATAAAATCCCAGTTTATCTGATACGCAGATTACTATAATTTATTAGAAAGGCAATAGAGATTTAAACCATAAGCTCAAAATGCGGCCCATCAATGAACGGTCTACGACCTTGTGTCCTGCGCTCATCAATATAACTGTTCATGGCATCTTCCATAGTCCCGCCGTGAAACTGAGCTACGTTTGATATGTTCCAAGCTGCGCCCCAACGAATAGGAACGTCTACTTCCCTAGCAGCTTCAGCCATAGCATCCGCAATATCATCATATAGATTTAGTTCCCAAGAGCCCCGGGAGCCAATATACGCCATTAGGTCTACGGCATAGCCCTGCAAGTGTTTACTTTTCATAGTTTGAGAAGCACCAGCCGCGACAAGCTTGGTCTGCTCTTCTAGCGTTCTCATGCCGCAGATCACACCAAAATCTATTTTTGTTTTGTGAATGGCTGATTTAACAACCGCGATAAGACGTGGGTCTAAACCCTCCAGCTTTGCTTCGCTTTTCGCGCTTAATTTAAAAGTCATTTTTCTATCCTTACAATTAAACAAGCAACGGCCATATTGTTACTTGTTACCATAACCTTCGCCTGCTCCTTATACAGTTCACATACAGTTCTACTCTCAAAGCTGTTTAATTGAAAGTATTGCAAAGGCGTCCCCACAACGAACTGCATCCAGACCAACACCCACATTACTTAGGCTTTGTTTTATAGGTTCGTTTTTTAGGTTTGTTTTTAGAACCTTTGGGTCGTCCGCGTTTGGACGGGGACTTCTTTCCCGTCAACAACATCCACCAGTAAGAGAACAATAACCATTTCATTTTATAAACTCCTTACTTAGTTAACCCAGACTTCTTTTCATAAGTTCTTAAACCACCAATACCAAGCATCCCAAGTAGCACGGTCATAAGAGAACCCATGTCAAACTCAGGCAGAGGCGGGATCTCTGCACCAGAAAGTGTCACTACAAATATAATCAGGGGGCAGAGGATAAAGTGGTACAGTAAAGAAAACCCACAAATCCATCCAACAAAGGGACGCCAGCCGCCCTTGAACAAGCTGCCCGACGCCGCTTCTGCCTTGTTAATCTCTAACTGAGCAAGCAAGGCCTGTTGGGCATGGTTGTCAGACATTGTTGCAATCTCATGTGCCAGCTTGGCTTTCATGTCAGAGTCAGGAATTACTTTATCTAAGATCCCTGTAACTGGTCCTATTAAGCTAGATAATAAACTCATTTTTCCATCGCCCTTTCGTCGTAAGAAACAGAAGCTTTTTTGTTGTCTGCTTTTGCAGAGTAGGCGTTGAAGCCCATAAAAGCAGCAACAACTCCGCTGGCCGCAATGACGTATACACTAGCTATATCTGTTATAAGAGAAGCCGCTTTGTCAAATCCCAGCACAGACGCCAACAGGATAATAAACGGGTAAATCAACATTCCTGCTAGTGCGAACCCTGTATAGCGCCGTTCAGCGTTTCGCTTCAGGTCTTCGTCATCTATACGCTTTCGCCTGTCATCTAACTCAAGCAAAGCCCATTCATTTCTTTCGATGGCCCCGCTGTTATTTACATCCGCCCGTGTAAATTCATCCATTACCTGTTACTCCCTGCCCACAATGCCGCGCCCCAAATCAGACCGCCTGTAC